ATCTATTGGACCAATACCCATGGCTGGTACAAATACAATTTTGTTTGGATCTTTAGCGAAGTGAGCTTGTGCAATGAGTTCATTGTAGAGTCCAGTTGAGGCTGTTTTACTGCGTTTAGCCATTCCATTTAAAAAAACCTATAATGGTCGCTATGAAACCACCAAGAATAACTAGAAAGGCAACTGCGCCTTTACCTTTATTCATATCAGCTCTTAAATCTTTTATATCTTTACGCATCTCATCGATGGCTTTGAACAAAGTTTTCATACGTTCAGCACAAACTTTCTCATGATAAGAAATTCTTACGCTGTTATTTTTTTCTGCGTACTCTTTAATTTCCTTTGCACTTACAGATAATCTTTTTGATTTTCTTTTTGCAGCCATCTTTTAATTCTTCCCAAAATATTTTTATTTCTTCTACTAACATCTTAAAAAACTTATCCATATATCCTCCTATATTTCTTCTATGGGTTCGCATTTAAAGTTAATAATAACTCTATTATTATTTACAAACTCACTACCCATCTCATTATTGATTTGAATAGCTCGTAAGTACCCAGCATTAGCACATTCTATCCAAGAATTAAATGTTAAAGTGTTGTGGATTTCACCAGTGCATTCTGCTGCTACGACTGAACAAATTTTTAAAATCAATAAATACTTCATTCATTCTGCTTATCAGATATGAATTGGTATTAATATTGATATTAATGACTAGGGTTTTGTAGGAAAGGTAACAGCATCAACATCAGCAGCTGTTGCGTCATCAGCCACAGTACCAGGTAAATCTCTTAACTCCTGTCTGTAAGTTGTCATCGCATCAGTCATTGTTACATCAGATAAACCATAATGATCTGTTTCTTTAAGCAAATTATTTCTTTTTGCTCTTAGATTAGCCATTGATCTATCTTTTGCACCAGCGTTCCAAGCCGCTTCTTCTGCGTCTCTTGCCGCTTCTTCTTCTGCTGTGAGTTGAACTCTCTCACCATTTACCATTTTATATCTTGGCATATTGTTCTCCTTGTGTTTGTGTTATTATCATAATTAAGCTACTCCGAAAAGTGTTATTTCTCCTGAATCTATATTGCCTGACGACATACTAAATTGAACAGCGTCTATTGCACTTGTAGTATTAAAATAGCCACCAACTCTTGTTGAAACTGTGTATGGTGTTCCACTACCATTAACTAAATTAGTAGATGTTAAAAAATGTTTAACAAATGTACTGCTTGATGGTTCAAACAAATGTAAAAATCCACCTAAACATTCATCATTATCACTTCCAATACCTGTTGAGATTGGGAAAGCACTTGAACTTTGAGCAACATCATCACCATCTTCATATCTTAATGTTGCATTACTTCCACTTTCATCTACTAACGCTTCAAACATTGTAGTAGTTGTTGCAACACCATAACTGCTTCCACCATCTGTACTTCCAATTAATCTAAATTTTGCAGCATTAGTAGCTGGGTGAATATTATTAAAATAAAATATGTATTCTTTGTAGGTGCTATCAATACCTGATGTGAAGCTAACACTAGAAGATGAACTAGCAGTTTGCTTAGATATAAAAATTAAATTACCTAACTGTGTAGTTGAACCAACTGCTGTTGCGTCTTTTACTGCTCTGTTATTTAATTTAATTAATGCCATCTTAACTCTCTCTTAATCCATACATTTTGATAACGCCACTATCTATGTTTCCTGATGCAAACTTGAAGTCTATTGCATTAATAGCAGATGTTGTATTAAAATAACCTGCTGCTCTTCTATTATTTGATCTATTATCATTCATACTATGATTTCCATCATTAATAAAATGTTTTACAAAAGTTGTATTACTTGGATCGAATAAATATAAATATCCTGATGCTGATTGATCATTATCATTACCTACAGAGTCTGCAAGATTCTTATATGATGTGCTTTGTGCTAAATCATTTGCTGCTGAATATCCAAGTTCTTGATCAGATCCGTTTTCATAATGAAAAGAAAAAAAAGAAGTTGTAGTTTTTGTAACATTATAATTTGAACCACCATCAACACTACCATTAAATTGAAAAGTTACTCCATCAGTTGCTGGATGTATATTTATAAACTTAAAAATATAAGTTTTATATGTGCTATCAATGTTAGAAGTAAAAGAAGATGAAGCTACTCCTGATGTAATAGTGTTTGTGGCAAGTAAAACCAATGAACCACTTGGTACGCTATCTAAAGCAGTAACAGCAGATATAGAATTGTTATTGCCATATAATTTTATAACTCCACTATCTATGTTACCACTAGACATATTAAATCTTACAGCATCAATAGCACTAGTAGTATTTCCGTAACCAGCTATAAGATATTCAGACGCATAAGCATTTCCTAATCTAGTACCTCTAGCTATGAAATGTTTGACAAAAGTTGTACTAGATGGATCAAATAAATGAAATGAACCACTTCCGCTTTCATCATTACCATTACCAATTTGAGCAATAGTATATTGATCTCCTGTACCTTGTGCTAAATCTGCACCTGTAGCGTAAGTTAAAATGCCACCACCAGCATCTTCTCCATGATAAACTTGAACTGCTGTAGTAGTTTTAGTAACATTATAATTACTACCACCATCAACAGATAAATTAAATGTAAATTGTGTATTATCAGTAGCTGGATGAATATTAATATATTTAAATACATAACACTTATAGGTGCTATCAAGTCCAGAAGTAAACT